ATTCGGATTAGCAAAATACTACAATACCGCCTTGATTGTTCCTGAGATTAACTTTGACGGTTCATATTTGTTGAATAAGTTTCAAGAGTTGGGGTATAATAATATATATCAGAGGACGAAACCATCAGACAGTTATTCGGACGGGTACGAACTGAAGTTAGGATTCAGAACTACATCGGAAAACAGAACAAAAATGTTACAGGTGTTAAAAGACTGGACAGAAGAACATATGGCATGTATTAACGACGTTGCAACATTGAATGAGATGATTACGTTTACTCGACAGACAAAGAAGTTAAAAGGCATCTGGTGGGGGGCGGAAGCAGGAGCGCACGATGATTTGGTGATGTCGTTGTGCATTGGCTTACAGGGTAGAGAACAGCAGGAATGTGAAGAAATACCGGAACATGTGGAACTAAAAGGGTTTTTCTTTCCGGAAGAATTGGAAAATCACTTAAAGGACAAGACAATGTCGTACTCGGATGTGTTTGAATACAGGAAAAAGAGCAATATCTTCGGAGAAAAGTACGTTGTACAGAAGAAAGGAAATCGTTATGATAGGTAACATTATTCTGGTTGCGATTGCGGTTATGATTGGGTTTATCTTGTATGCGTTAGAGAAGATTCTCGGCATGTTGGTAGAAATTGACATAACAATATCGGAACTTATTGGTAAAAACGACTACAAAACGAAAGAATCTATCGCGGAATCTCTTTTGGAAGAGGAAGGCAATGCAATAGACGAAGATTCTTTGTATTACGACAAAAATACAGGCACATATTCTTATAAGGTGTATGCTGAAAATAAGAGGAAGCAAGACAATAAGGGTGAACCTGAAGCATTTATAGATGATTACGAGAAAAGTGCGGTAGAAGCGGAAAGGAAGAACTGAAATGGATGATAGAGTTAAAATTTACGAGGATAAACACAGTCTTACAAAGGGTTATGTCAATACAAACGACATTATGACAGAGAAACAGAAAAAAAGAGGCGAGTATTATTCGCAGAAATACTTCTTGCGACGCGGAGAACTGGATTCGCAGAAAGAAGAATGGGACGAGTTGCAGAAACTATACGAATGCGGACGCGAAAGAGATTCTCAAGATCCAACGTATCCCAATAACTTTATGTCCTTGATAACTCCTACTGTAGAAGGACAAGTAGCGGCTATGATGGAGAATGATATCGAATATAACTATCTTTCTGACAATCCTTCACATCAGAAATATCTTCCGAAGTTGGAATCCGCTTCTGCTTATTGTAGAGAAATCAATCATGCCAATCTGCACTACAAAGACTTTGCAAGGATATATGATCTTTTGGGAAATGCTTGGATTACCGTAATGTGGGAGAAGTCTTATTCTACTGCAAAGAATCGTCCAGATGGATACCCTAGAATTATGATACCGCCGATTCTATCTGTTCTTGTAGACGGAAGAATCAAAGACTATAAGGACTTACAACACGCAGAATATATTATCCATGAAATTCTTGGACAGGATTTGGCTTGGGCGAGAAAAGAATACGGAGACGATGCAGCAGACGGAATTGCAAGAGGATTTACGAGACAAGACGGTGACGATGCCGAAATGTCAACAGACGATGCGGATACATTCACATTACTTCATGTTTGGACAAGAGATAACGAACAAGGCAACCTACAGTTGATTGAGATGGATACAAGTGGATTTATCCTTAGGGAATCCGATCCGTCTGAACCGTATTACAAAACAGTGGACAATGAATATCCTTTCTATTTTGGACGCATGATGCCGAAACTAGGGAACTTCTACGGATTTGGAGACGGTAAGATTCTTCAATACATGCAGAAATTCATCAATAACCTTGTAGACGAATTGGAAATAGCAGTTCGATTCAATGCTCAACCGAAAACATTTGTAGATGTAGTAAAAGCCAAAATGTCACCAGACGATTACGACAGTGATCCCTCGCATTGCATTCCGTGTGTCAATCCGCAACAGAATGTTTATACTATGCCCGGAATGGGAATTAACAACATTGTACTCCAGACAATTCAGTTACTTTTAGATCAAGCGCAGAAAGCCACACGTTTCTCAGATATCATGTCTGGGGTACAGCAGGGTGTGTCTGCTACGGCTACACAGATCAACGGACAACTCTCACAGGGTTCTGTAGGTATTAAGGACAAGGCTTCCGATATACAGGCGGCAATGTCTTGGTGCGATAGATTCTGTCTGAGATTATGTTTACAGTTCTGGGATACTCCGTTCTGGGTTTCTAAGTTTCGGAACGCAGGAGATGAAGGCGGTTCTGAATTCTTGGATATGACAAAGATGGCAAAAGTTCCCGGTGTTATTCCTGTGTCTGGAAACAAGATGTTGGAATGGATGAAAAAGAAAAAAGAAAATCCGGACATGAAGATTGTCGATTACGAAACTGCAAAGAAAGGCAAGAATACCGTTTATGTAGACTTGGACTTTAACGTACATGTAAAACTTGCGGCAGGATTCCCCAAAGGAAAGAACGATGTATTCAATCAACTTATCTCTCTTGTGCAGATTGCTGTAATCAATCCCGAAACAGGTACTCTCGAACCAATTATTCCGATTAGCATTGTAAAGGAAAAACTGGAACAGATTCTTGGATTCAAAATAACCTTAGACAAATCAACGGCAACTCCCGAACCGATACTTGCCAATGCGGGTGGTATCAATCCGTTGAGTGCAAGCGGAGAAGTGGCGCAACCTCAAGGATCTCAGGTGCGTACTCAGCCTAGTAATCTTGCGGGTACTGTTCCGTTGGCAAACGACAATCGAGGAATGCAATTATGAGTGCGGAAAAGAGTCAACTTAGAAGTGCTATTTTGAATTCGTTTAGCAATCCTAATCCAGAATCATATGGAGTCTTTCGGATGATAGACGAAGTGTATCCTGCGTTTGCTAAGAAGATATTTCAGAACAATGACTTTATGAAACAGGTTGTAATGTCCGGGTATAGTCCTATGCACATTTTGGATTATCCTATCTGCGGTAGATGCGAAACATTTGCCGCTTATAGTGGCGTGAATCAGTGCTCATGTTTTGGTAAGGGTTGCGGAGCAACAACGGTTAATCCGATTACTTTCAGACAATGGTTGATAATGGAAATGAAACGGAAAGCACCGCCGTCTTTTGCAGACAATATAGAGTTTGCTGTAGATGCGGCGGCAATGGCAATGGTGCAAAAGTATGTTCGGGAAGCAAGAGAACTATTGGCGAAAGAAAAGGGAGGGCAATTGCAAGGTCTGGGAATATTAGATATGTACGGCAATGAAACGAAACAGGAACATTATGAGGTAACACAGGAAGTCACTTATTCTAAGGTTGACTTGGAAGAGAAAAGGCAACAAATTGCAGAGGAGGAAAATTGCAATGTACATCAAGACAACTAACGAAATCTATTTCCCGCACATTATCCCTACTCCGTTTCTGGACGGGATAGGACATACTTGGGACAATGTAAATGGCGGTGCAGTTTCTATTGCAGACTTGAAGATTAAACAGAATTCTTTCTTTGGCGGAAATTGTGCAAGGTTGGGATGGATAAACGAGTACGGATTTTATGCCTGTCAGGACTTGTATCGCAACAAGATGATTCTTGGATTCTATATCCATGATCCTAGTAAGGTTACGACAAAGGGCAAGAAACTTGTACGAGAAGCATTCCCTAATCGCAAGGTGGTTTTTGAGATTTATCACGAAACGGTTATGACGGATAAGGATCGTAAAAATCTACAGGAAGCAAGAGAACATGCTTTGGAATATGGATTAGCACCTGAACTTATCAGTCACAGTAACGCAGAAGAACTCAAGGCTTTAATTGCTTCTGTTAAGTCTGGACACACAGTAAGTAAGGCGGCAGAAATGGCTTCCCCGAATGAATCTCCAATACTGACAGAAGATGCGGAACATGTTCATACAGGTACAATTTTAGCAGGAAGAGCACAACCAAGACAAGCAACAATATAAAGGGTATTGCGGCATATGTTACGATTGAAGTGATGAAGTAATTCATCTTTGAGGTTGCCGATACTTTAATTCGGTTATGCGTATACACACGCTAAAGTGTAGGAGGAAAATACTATGGCTATTACAAGACAAACCAGTGATCCGGAACAGGACTTTGGCAAAGAACTAGACAGCATTTTCGAAGTTGGACATGAAGAAGGAGCATTGCAAGATGCCGATACAGACGATCTAATGGAAGATGATGAAGGTCTGGAAGAAGAAGTTTCGGACGAAGATGATTCTCTCGAAGTTGAAGAAGAAGTAGCACCGATTGTAAAAGGGAAGAATACTCCCGAACAAGCAAAGATTGTTGCCCTAAAGAAACAGTTGAGAGAAGCAAGAGAACAGTTAAGTGCGGCATCCACAACACAAAATGTTGTTCCTGTCACAAAACAAAAAGATTCTCTTGTAAAGAAATACATCGACGCAGGGTTCGATCGGGATACGGCAGAGAATAATGCAGACAGAGAACTTGAGATTCAAGAATTAAGACGGGAATCAGCTAGAACGAATTTCAAGATAGACAATTCCTACCTGTTCGAAGAATATCCTAGCGCAAGGAAGAATCTGGACAAAATCATTTACAATATGCAGGTTACGGGACTTTCCGCAGAAAACATCTGCTTGGCAATGTTTAAGGACGAAATTAACGAACCGAAAGCAAGAGCCAATGCGGCTGTAAGCGGAACATTGGAAAGAACGAAATCAAACAATAGTATCAGCAATGCTACAAGAACAACCGGAAATGGAAACTCGCCACTTACTGAATCGGAAAGGAAATCTAAAGATAAGTTCTTAAGAACAATTGGACTTAGTGCAGAAGATGTTGACGATCAGTATTATAGTGAATTGAGAAAAATATATCCGGGTATATAAGAAAGGAAGATAAAAAAGATGTTAAAAGTAAATAATGTTAATCCAGAAGCCATGATACGTGTGACTTGTGGCGCAACCCCTCTTGTTAAAGGAGAAATTGCAACATGGAGTTCCAATACGGCTATTCCCGGAACGGAAGGTATTGCTACGGCGATCATTCTTGGCGTTGTTGCCGAAGATACTGCCGCCGCCGCAATTGCTCTAATTTATCCCGTAAGCGGAGTCGAGATTGAAGCAGATGTTTATCAAGGCGGAGCAACAGACACATTCTCTGCAACGGATGTTGGCAAGTTATTTGATGTTTATGTAGCGTCGAACGATTTCAAGATTGATCCGAACGATACGGACGGCGCATTCTGTATGCTTACCAGATACGATAATGATACTGCAAGAGCATGGTTCAGAATTCCACAGGCATACGTGTATCTTTCATAGATACGATATTTGAAGAAAGAAGGTAAACAATAATGGCTATTACAAGAAAGTCCGACTTATCCAATATGCTACTTGCCGGTTCAGACGCACAATTCAACAAAGCCGCTAAGAAACCGCGCAGACAGTATTGGAAAGATATTTGTACCGTCAAGAATCAGCCGAAAGAGATTGGAAACTATGACACTATCGGCAATCTTTCACAGGCAGAAGAGCATGTCGAGGGTTCTGCGGTTACGTTTGACAAGATCGAATACAACAACAGAACATCCATTACCTCTAAAGTATATGACAAGGCAGTTGCGGCTACTCTTGAATCACAGATATTCGATCAGTACGACGTTGTTACTGCTCAGTTCGGTGAACCCCTCGTTGCCGCACTCAATATCAAAAAGGAACATGTGGTTGCAGACGTTTGGAACGGTGTCTTTACGGATACTGGCGCAGACGGAGTTGCCCTTGCTTCCAATTCACATCCGTTAAAGAACAACGCACTTCTGTATAACGACAATCTTACAACCGGTGCACTTTCAAACGAATCCCTTCGTGCCGCTAAGAACATGTTTAATTTCATCTACAATCAGGCAGGGGATTATTTTGACACACAGCCGACACACTTGCTTATTCATCCGAACAAAATGTTTCAGGCGTTGGAACTTCTCAATAGTGTTCTTACCGCTTGGCAGTTGTCCAATACTAAGAATGTCTTGCAGGACGTAGCACCTATCAAGATCATCAGCAATCCTTACTTGACATACACCGTAGCTACTGATGTAAGTCCGTGGTTCATGTTGGATTTGAGTCTGGATGGAGCAGGTTGTATCTTGCAGTCGAAGAAGGCTCTTGCGCTTCATACTTGGTTCGAACGTGCAGAACTTGATTCTCTCAAGGGCGTTGCTTACGAAGTATACGGATCTGCTATGGTCGCGCCGGGATATGGATTTATCGCCAGTTCAGGAGCGTAAAGTGTTATAATACAAGTAGTGGGATAGGGTAGTTCCCGACAAGCAAGAAACTCCAATCTTGTTTCCCACATATAATTTTAACGATCAGCATCTCAAGTCAACACAGAAGTGTTGCAAGTAGAAAGGAAGTAC